TCTAAATCACCTTTAACATCAAGCTCATCTTCTAAGAACTGCATGTTCCATTGAAAATAAGATTCGCCTAATGGTCTTAATAAAAAGTCATCAAGATTTTTGACAACAGTTTTAATATTTAAACTAGATGCTCCAAGTAACATTGACATACCAGAAGCAGTCCTTGTCATACTTTGAACACCAGTTTGCCCATGTGAGTAACTAGGTATTCCTGTTTGTTCATCTGCAAGTTGTCTAAACTTATCAAACATCATTAAATTTTCTTGTGATGTATTAGGAAACTTTAAACCATGTATAGCTTGTCCGGGCATACCAGCTTGTCTTCTGAATATTTTACCCGGATATATTTCCATTGATTGTCCACCAACTAAAGCAGACTCATCTACATCGAATACTAACGAACCAGACATTGCCAAATTATCAATAGCCATTCTTGCGTGACCATTCATAATTTGCTGACTGTCATCCATATTTTCTGCTATTCCAATACCATAAAAGTTATATGGATTTCTTTCGTAAGGAAAAGCATGATATGGTAATCTATAAGGAGTAAATGGATTAACTACTGCTCTTAATAGTTTAGTACCACATACCCAAGCATTAATTTGTACTTCATCTAAATCATCTA